GGTGCAGGCTCGTTTTCTTTTATGTAGCGTGCAAGATATCCGCCGCATCTATAGATTTTTTTGCTAAGCGGACAATTTTCGCAACTAACAGTAAATTCTGTACAGTAGTTTACCGCCTTTTCAAACTCCTCTTTCGTTATCATCTTTATCCTCCTCGTTTTCAAAACGTTTCTCCCAGTGCCTATCCACCACGCTCAGCACAAGATACATCACTACATCTATGCCTGCAAGCACAGCTATTGTTATCAGCAATATCAACGCCATTTTACCACTTTCCTTTCATTTCAACTTCGACCTTGACTATGGGTCTGCCTGCTTCTCTTACCGCACGCTTTATGCTCTTCTCTGCTTCCTCGTAGGCAGTTTCTTTTACACTTACATACCACCTGTACGCTACATACATTGTAAGCACCACCAAGAGCGCTACCGCTGCGGCACATCTGATTATCTCTAACACGGCTATCATTTTCTCACGTCCTTTCCGTAAAGCGTGCGGAGTTTTTTAAGCCTTTTCTCGAAGTTGTCGATATCAATGCCCCACACCTCGTAGGCTATCTCGGTATTGACCGAGTGCGGCAGCCATGACTTCACACCACGCTTTTCCATTTCTTCCTTAACAGCTTTCTTGATCTTGATAGTCTGCGTTTCACCTGTGCTGAACAGTTCCTTGATATCCGCATTGGTTATTTCGGGCTTTTCATAGTACAGCCGCACTGCCATTTCAATGTCAGGTGACCTCATTTAGTCCACCTCCTCGATTGTCAAGACAGTTTCACGAGGGCTAACACTTGCCTTTGTCAGAGCCTCGTACTGACTCTTTGCAGCTACTGTGAACACCCTTTTATCGTGAAACTGGTCTATCGTTGTGACTTTGTAAATTTTCATTTTTTGTGCCTCCTCTAAATCATTTATTATATTAAAGCAATAACAGTCTGAACGTTTCTTTTCCTTTAGGCGTAATAAACACCTGCGTGCTTGAAAAACCTGTTTTCTCATTAGAAAACTCCTTGACTTCAAACAAGCCGTTCTCCATGGGCTTTGCATATGGCATAAGCTTGCCCTTTTTATCTCTGTAAAGATACTTTTTATCAAGCAGGAAATTCACAAAAGTATTTTGCTTGACTTTAAGTTCCTTAGCTGTTTCTCTTATTCCCGTCAACAGATTTCTGTCCACGAGTTCATCAAAGTAATCAGCTTTCGGTTGCATAATCTGTTTATCAACAGTAAGCTGTGAAACACTTACTTGCAGAGCTTTTACCTTTTCATTGGCAATTTCCAAAGCCCTTTTCATAATCATCTCAGGACTGTTCCACGCTTCTTCAACTCTTATGAAGTACTGACGGAACTGCTTTCCTTTTTCACTTCTCTGCAACATACAGATCTCCTTTGCCATTGGGATTGTAAGTTGGTGGTCGGTAAGTTCACGACTTACCTGCCTGTTTCCCTCAGTACGAACCTGCTCATTTTTGAGCGGGTTGAAATCCTCACCCTCCGTAAATCCGTATTCACACATTCTCGGAAACCAGTCTTTATAAGCGGTCTTGACTTCAAGTGCCTCGTGTAGTTCCCTGCCCGATACTGTTGGGCGTTCTGCATTTTCATAGCTGATTTTAATTAGTTCATTCATTAATCATCTGTCCTTTCTCTGCGGTGATACTATAATCACCATTGCAATAAACAATTTTTACTTCCAAGACATCTGCTATTTTTTCAGCAACACGCCTGCTATCAGTTGCGCCGCACATAAATGCTTTTATTGTACTTTCCTTTACACCTGATTTCTCAGCTATTTGAGCATATGTTAAGTGCCTTGACTTCGCAATTTTTTTGATGTTTTGCCGAAACTCATCAAACATAATTCCTCACCCCTTTCTGTCCGTTCAATCGGACTGTTAGCTGTTGACATTTTCAGCGTTCTGAGTATAATTAATGTCAAGGACTTCATTGATAGCCGTTTCTATCTTGGTAGACTTTATCTCGCCTGTCATTATCTTATACAGATTAGATGTGTCGAGATAAGTTTCAGGAAGAAGCTTCTTGACTTCCTCAATGAGCCACTTCTGTGTCTTGTTGAGCTTAACAAGTCGCACCTTGACTTCCACGCCGTACTCAGTCAGCGGTCTTTTACGTTCACTAATAATTAACACCACCTTTGCATAATATTCACACTAATATGTGTTTTACATATTGACAGTTACGTTTAAATGTAATATAATATATTTACCAGATACAAATATTACGCTCTTGCGTATTGCCTTGACTGTATTATATTACACTTTTGCGTAATTGTCAAGCGGAAATTACTCTTTTGCGTAATTTTGTTATATTACACAAATTATGAGGTGTAACTATGTCAGAATTGTACAATAGAATTGAAAGCTTGTGCAAAAAGAGAAATATAAATGTAACAGTAATGTGCAAAGAAACAGGTGCAAGCAGAGGCTCTTTAACCGATTTAAAAGCAGGCAGAAAAAAGAAGTTATCTACAGATACACTATCAAAGATAGCTGAATATTTCGGAGTTTCTGTTGATTATTTGTTGAACGGTGAAGATAATATCAAAGTCGAAGCACACAACGAGCCTATATATCTTGATGACGAAACAAGAGATATAATAGATGAGCTGAGAACACGACCAGAAATGAAGATCCTCTTTAGTGTGTCAAAGAACGTCACCAAAGAGGATATAGAAGCTACAGTTGAGATTTTAAAGCGTATGCAAAAGGATAGTGAATAGATTGGATTATTGCATTAGATACGTTCCTTTGCCTATATCGGTAAAGGGAGTGACAGCAATGGATTCTGACGGATTTTATAATATATACATAAACTCTAGGCTATCCTATGAGGAACAAAAAAAGACTATAGCTCACGAAATGGAGCATATAGTCAGAGGTGACTTTTTCAGCTTTGATGCGCTTGAAGAAGTCGAGACAATGTAAACGGAGTATCGTTATATGTATAATGATTTGGATACCAACAATAAGGTTTATCTATTGTACTGTGATATAGGAAACTATCGTCATTGGGTAAAAGAAAGCGTAAACGCTGAAAAATTCTTCAATAATTTGGACTCCTTAAAATCAGCTTTAAATGAACTGACTTACATAGATTATAGTTATTATGAGCCTACTCCAGAAAAAGAACTTTCAGATCTACGCAATAACGAGCAGAAGATCATACAGGACTTTCTTTCTCGCTATTGGGTCAAAGTTGTTTCCGAGGCAGCACAATTAAAAACCGATAAAGGTAAAGACAAAAAAATAAAATCTTTCTTTGACAGTCTTGAACCGTACAAAGATAGATTTTCAGAAGAAACACTAAACTTGCTTACAAAAGCACAAAAAGAACAGCCCGATTACACTCTGAAAAGGCAGAGCAAAGCTGAAAAGGACAAATTATTTTTGGCGAAAACCGAGAAACTGCTTGATATGCAAAACGATATAATGTACAACATTGAACAAAGCAATGGAATTTTTGCATGGTTCTATCAAAACAACTATCTATTATCGAGAATTATGCGTGAAGAGATTGATTTTGATATAATATACGATATTATAAGGCTTATGTTATCAGGCATTGATCATAAAAAAGCTTCTCGTTATTTGAGATCAAAATTTGAAATTGATACAAAATATGCTGCTCAACTATATATAACAGCCTGCGGAATAGTCAACTCGCATAGAAGTGTATTGCACTATCAACACCTAGGATATGAACAGTATTTTATAATTACCAATGGTGCTCCGTGTCCCATATGTGAAAAACTCAAAAATCGAGTATTTAACTTCTCCGATGCAAAAATTGGGGTAAATTATCCACCTTTTTGTAAACACAACTGCTCTACAACAGGAATATATATTGAACGTGATGCAGAAAGTCACAAATAAAAAAGCCGCCTGTTAATCACCACAAAAACAGACGGCACGCAATTCACACCCACTTCAACCACGAAAGGGCGAATTTTGCCCTTTTATTGTAGCACACTTTCAAGGAAGTGTCAAGAATAGGAGGAATATCTATGCCGATCTACAAAATGACGGACAAGAACGGAAAGAACATCAGAAAAGACGGCCTGCAAAAATATCGTGTGCGTATCAATTATACGGACAGTTTCGGAAAGCCTCATCAGATAGACCGTGTGACGTTCGGTGCAGAGGCGGCTAAGCAGCTTGAACTCCAGCTTACACAAAAGCTCAATGATAAAGAGATAGCTCCAAAAATGACTATCGGACAGCTATTCACGGAGTACATCACTGCCAAGCGTTCAGAGGTCCGTGAAACATCACTGGACAAGTCCCTAAGAATACTGAAAAAGAACGTCCTGCCGACCTTTGAAAGCGTTAGGATAGATAATCTGAACGTACCAATGGTGCAGAAATGGAAACAGGAGCTGTCAGAACAGGGATTGGCTATCGTCACTCGAAAGAACATTTATGGCGAATTTCGTGCAATGATGAACTATGCTGTGAAAATGGAATACATTCCGAAAAACCCCGTTATCACCGCAGGCAACTTCAAAGCGCCCCTTGAAGCCAAGAAAGAAATGCTTTTCTACACGCCTGACGAGTTCAAGAAATACATATCGGCAGCTAAGAATTACGCTCAGGAAGCAGAGGACGGCGGCTCAATGTACGAATGGAACTACTATGTATTTTTCAACATAGCATTTTACATGGGTATGCGAAAAGGCGAGATATACGCCCTGCAATGGACGGATATAAAAGACGGCTACATATCTATCACCAAGAGCATTGCTCAGAAGCTCAAAGGCGGTGATCGTATCACGCCGCCAAAGAACAAGCCAAGCATACGGACGATACAGATACCAGAGCCATTAAGAGCAGTGCTGTCAGAACATTACGAACGCTGTAAGAAAGCAGTGCCAAAGTTCAGTGATGATATGTACATCTGCGGTGGTGAGCGTCCCATCCGTGATACATCTCTTGAAAAGACAAACAAGAAGTTTGCAGACTTGGCAGGTGTCAAACGTATCCGTATTCATGACTTCCGTCACAGCCATGCTTCCCTGCTTGCCAATGAGGGCATAAACATTCAGGAGATAGCAAGACGTCTTGGTCATTCCAACATATCAATGACATGGAACACCTACTCGCACCTCTACCCACGAGAGGAAGAACGTGCAGTGAAGATATTGAACACAATCGTGTAAAAATCGTGTATACAAAAGAAAACCACCGTAAATACGGTGGTTTTTGTTCGTTTGGCGGAGATGGAGAGATTTGAACTCTCGCTACGGTTTTGCCGTACTACCGCATTTCGAGTGCGGACCCTTCAGCCACTTGGGTACATCTCCTTGTGTCAACTATACTATTATACAAGTAATCACAAAAAAAGTCAAGCCCTTTGTGCAAATTTAAACACAAAGAGCTTGTCCATTATCTATTGCTGAGCACGCTTCTGCATCTCCTTAACATATGCAAGCGTTTCAGGAGTGTAACCTACCATTGCGTTGGGACAACATTGGGAAAGCAATTGCATAAGCCCCATGGCGGTGTCCTTGCCCTTTGCATATACGTTAAAACGCAGTACATTCTTCTTGTGCTTCGTGCAGACGATTATCTCGTTGGTGTAGCTGATGAAATTCATACTTGCTGTGTGCTGGTAAATGCCATAGGCTTCCTCTCGCCAGCACATCTGAAATGGCACTTTCTTGTTGGCAAGCACCCTGTCAGATACGATAATATGATCGTCCTGATACTGTATGTTGGCGTAAAGCTCGTCAGCCTGCTGTAAAAGATCGGGATTGGCTTTGAATATGCCGCTCTTTTCAGGGTGCGTCCTCCGTGACGTACCAAATATAAGAAATATAACACCAGGCGTAAGCGCAAAAAGTCCAAGTATCAATACGCTGTATTCACCGGCTACTACCGCCGCAAATGAGATAAATCCACCCATTAGCGTGAGTATCACACCGCCAACTATCATTGCTATCATTCTTTTTCGTATGTTGGCAAATACTACTTCTCGTCCCATTTTCGTTACCCCTCTTTACTTTTTTTATCCGTGATTCTGCTTTGCCACAAGGCTCTCGCCGCAGTATATCTTCCTGAGCTTCGGCTTCTCTATCTTGCCCGTCGGGTTTCTCGGTATGTCTGCAAAAATTATCTTGTGCGGACGCTTGTATCTCGGAAGCTTCTGGCA